GACATGGATTTTGTTTTAGAGCAAATATTCCCAAATCCGCTTAAACCCTGTGATCATAGTGAAGTATCACTACGACAAAGCAGGCCCACCCAGCAAATGCTATTCGCCAAGGCAGATGTTACCACGAACTTAACTCCGTGTATTAGCACATCGTTTGTCAAGGCTGAAACATACTGCGGTGTAAAAGATCCTCGTCTTATAACCATAGAACACCCCAAGCATAAAGCTGAATACGCTCGCTATCACTATCCAATAATGGATGCTCTGAAAGAGCATTCTTGGTATGCCTTTGGTAAGACACCGAAGACTATGGAGACTCGAGTTTCAAAGATAGCGACTGGTTCTAACTATATGATTGGGGAAGACATATCAAGACAAGATGGCATGCAAAGCTTCAAGCTGCGCGTGCTGCAGATGCGTCTCCTGAGACGATGTTTTCCAAATGATCAAGAGGTCTTAAGGCTGCATGGTCAAATGCGTGGATTAAAAGTTTTCACCAGCTTCAATTTCATGTACTTTTTGATGTTACAACAGGGATCCGGATTCATGGATACCTCTGATTTCAACTCAATTAACATGATGTATCAGAGATTCAGAACTTATCGAATAATGGGATACACACAGAGGCAGGCTTGGAAAGCGATTAATGACAACTACATAGGAGGTGGTGATGATTCACTCACTTCTTTACAGAGAGATCCCGATAGATTTCTAGATGCTGCAGTCAAGGCTGCCGCTGAATTAGGCCAAAAGATGACAACCTTTACTTTCAAGAAAGGTCAACCTTTTGACTTCTTTGCGAGATGGTATGGTCCTGCAACGTGGTTTGGAAACCCAAACTCATGTGCTGATCCCGCTCGCTGTCTGTCAAAATTAGCTTCGGCACCAATGACAGATACTCCTCTCATCAAACTTGAAGAGAAATTCACATCACTAGCCATGACTGATCGACAATCACCAGGAATAAAAGAATTAATAGATAAATGGATTGAGATCGGTGGCACACTCAAAATGAAAGACCCTGCTTCATGGTGGGCACAGTATGACAGTGAAGTCCAATTCACGAATGTTCGTGAAGATTGGATGGATCTAATTGCTAATACCCAAGGCTTGAACATGCATTCTTTGAAAATGCAGTTAGAAGTAGCCGCTATACCACAGGACTTACTGGAATTAGATCCAGTGTTCGAAGAAGAGCCGCAGAAAGGTCTAGCTTATAGAGTTCTAGTAGTTGATGAAGAAGACTCCCTGTTGATTAAACCGGAGAAAGAATTCAAACCGAAACCAGAAGTGTTCTCAAAAGCACTAGCTAAAACCACAGGTAAGAAGCTAAAGAAAGAGATAATCGAATTTAGTGAGAGAGAACCGAAAGGAAAGGAGAAAGAAGAAGAAACAGATGGACAACAACAGAAATCTAACCAAAGAGCAACTGGTGCAAAACCTAGAGGATTTGACAGAAAACCTAAAACAACTGTTAATAAACGAAAACCTAATGGAAAGTCATCCTCAAACACTGATACACATTCTGCAGGCGGTACACAACCGTCTGCAACAACTGATTAACTTTAGTTAATTAGTGATCCGCCGTACGAACTCATGTCAAAGAAGGTAATATTACAACAGCACAACGCAGCCACTGCTCATCCCGAAGCAGCAGCCTTGCATTCCTTGGCCCCTTGCGCATTGCATTATTTGCAAGCAATGGAGGATCCATTTTCGTTGAATGCTGAGGTCTGCATACCGGATCTCCATGCCGTGCCCTCTAAGAAGGTCAAAGTAACCACTCGTGGTGCTTTTGAGGCTGGAACACAAGGCGAAGCTTTTGTGGCCTTAATACCGCAATGTAAGACTAGTGATGCAGGAGTGTTATTGGTTACTAACAGTTTGTACGCAGGCACAAGCACTACACCCTTACCGCGCTCAGGAACCGGATTGGTTTCTGTAAATGCAGCTAAGCTCCCGTATACAACAACAGATTTTGATGTCAATCAAACGGTACGTGGGAGGGTTGTTGGTGTTGGTCTAAGAGTAAGATATACCGGGACAGAATTGAACAGAGGAGGAAAACTGATAGCCTTGAGGCATCCTGATAACGCAGATTTAATTCCATTCACTCCTCAGTTCTCTTCCCAGGCAATCACTCAATTTGAAACCGCAAGAACGTACCCTATCACTCGTGACTGGGTCACACTTAACTACAGACCTACTCGTCCTTCGGAATATAACTACGCTTCATCCGCTTGTGGGGATGCTGATGAAGCTGTTGGTGCTTTCCGTTATAGTTCTGTGTTTTGTGTTACTGGTGCAGTACCATCTGCTCCTTTCGAGTTTCAAGTAGTCCAATTTATCGAGTACATCCCAGGAGAAAAAGGCTCAATAGATAACGTCACAAAAGTCCATAGTGACATTGTTGGCTTATCCCATATCCGTAACAATTTAGCAGAAACTTCCTCCACTCGTAAGCCCGCACAACAATTGTATAATTCTTTAAAACGAACTGGCCGTGACATATTAAAACACTCTGCGCCAATGGTGATAGAACATGTACAAAAATCAGCAGCAAATAAAGCAATCGACTGGGTTAAGTCCCAAGTTTCCGAGATAGGCAAAACAACAGCAAGCAATCTGATTTCCTCAATGTTCAAAACCATGCCAATGATTGAAAAATCTATAGCAGCTGGTTTCCCGCTCGCAGAAATGTTGCCATTGATGCTCATGTGATCCTACGGCGGATCAATCAATCCCATCCGATAATGTTTTCCTTCGGAC